TACTGCGTGATTACGTCACAACAACTTGTGCAGGTAAGGACTACTCGACTTGGAAGAAGCCGAACCGTAGATACATTGGTATGGATATGCTCATGCCGTCATCTATCAGCGAAACAATGGGTGAACTTGTTGTGGCAATAGATACCTCGGGGTCAATCGGTCAGCGTGAATTGACTAGATTCTTGACGGAGATCAAGGGTATATGCGATCAGGTCAAGCCAAGCAAGGTGCGCCTACTGTATTGGGACACGGCGGTATGTGGTCATGAAGTCTATGACGAGATGGATCGGGACAACATCGCTACCTCTACCAAACCACAAGGTGGGGGCGGTACGAATGTGGAGTGCGTACCAATCTATATGAACGAGCATGGTATCAAGCCTGAGTTAGTAATAGTACTAACAGATGGTTACTTAGGTGGGTCATGGGGTCAATGGAGTGTGCCTGTGTTGTGGTGTATTGACGGCAACAGTTCAGCGACAGCAGATGTTGGAACAACTATACATATTGAGGAGTGATGAAATGGGATCAAATTGGTATACAAAACAAGGATTAAGTTCCTTTGACGAAGTAGCACAAGCGTACAACATGATTACACCGATTCGTGGGGCAAGAGCCAATGAGGACTTGCGACCACTAGGCGAGCGTAGGTACTGGTGGAATCGTATTCACAAATCCTCTGATAACAAGTATGTGCTATGTGATGGGCATTGGGCATTTAGCAGTGGACTTGGCAACGGTGCTGATGACGCTATGCGTGAACAGACTGCGCCGATTGTATGGGAACGCAAAGAAGATGGTGACTACATGACTGTGCGTAGCCATATGAACGACGGTATCTCAGTATCTCGCTATACATTCTTGGATAGATGGTTGCCCAAGGGTATGCGCTTTGATTGGTACACCACTACTGGTAAACACTTTGTCAAGTACCAAGACAAGGAGTTCTATTTGCCGAAGTTCAAGGGGACTATGGATTGGCAGAACAAGACATTCACCATGCAACAGGACAACAAGTTAGTGTTTAAGTACACGGTTGATGGGGAGTTCGAGCGTGTGGGTGATCTTGTACCAATGCAGACACGGCGCATCGACAAGGAACTAGATGCCCATTACAAGCCCAAGATGAAGGAGATGTGGGACTGGATGTGTACGGTGCTACCCGTAATGGGCGACAGTTTGGGTGATGCCAAGGGTCAGTATGCCGAAACCTTAACCGAAGGTGTTGGGGGTTATTGGTATTGGGAGCGTTACGTGGATAAGAACTTGGTACGTGAGATTCTTGATAACCCTGAGCATGACAAGCGTATGGCATTGGCTGGCTTACTTGCGTACAAGGCGGATGCAATAACGGGCGGTAGGTTTGCCCCACAAAAACATTCGTATGCAAATTTTAGAAACTGCTTGCGCAAGGTCGGCGGTATGTTTGCAGTAGAACTTAAGTAGTAATGTTACTAACAGGAGATTGACATGACAACAAAGATAGCAAACTTAAACAAGTTGATGGGTAATGAGAACCATAAAGAACGAATCCAGTCGATTACGCAGAGAGCAGTAACGGCAGGGTATACCGAGTTCTTAGATGGTGTGCCAGTACACAAAGAGTTATTGGGGTTTGCCCAAGCATTACAGAAGGCGATGCCGAAAGTAAAGTTTTTTGCACATAACTTTGGCTTAATAAACAACCCACAAGTTCATGTGTGCAACGAGGTATTTGTATATATGGATGACTTTCCCTGTGATCTTGGTCGGATAAGCTGGGCAGACAACGGGGTGAAGTCGGGGGAGTGTACCTACGGTGTGTATAGCCGTAAGATACAGAACGCTAAGTATGCACAGCACCGAGACCAGCACCACATGGTTATGACGAACGACTTGGAGAAGGCGGTGAAGAACGCACGTAAACATCTTCTGCCGTACACCACTCGTGAGTTAGCTCAGGTATTCTACGAACCTTTACATGAGAAGGTGTCAAGAGTATTAGACATTGTAAAGACCAAGGCACACGAGGGGGCGAGGGATATTGTCAATAACCGTATGGCTATCTTGCAGGAGATCGAGTTCCTAAAGAAGCAGGGTGTGCAGTTCGTTACCCCTGAGTTCCGAGAGTTATCGGAGAAGATCGAGCAGTTACTCAGCGACTACCGAGAGCAGGAAGCCCGTAAGGTATCGGCTGTCTTTGTGCGATTCAAGCAGATCGGGGACACCACCTATGCAGACTTACAAGAGGTGCATAACGTGCGGGAGATTCGCTGGGATGTAAAGATGAACACAACAGATGCACAAGCTATAAGTTGTCCAGCAGATGAGTTACCACAGGACATAGCTGGGCAGGTAGCCGTACTGAATATCTTAGAGAACGATGGCTATGTATCAGGGGTCGGCATGAAGGTAGACGATAAAACATATTGGGTAGAGAGGGGTTAATTATGTATAGCGAACAAGCAAGTAAAGAAAGAAATCTGTATCTCCAGCTTTTCTATGACCTAGGATTCCATGGGAATTGGAGAGATGCGAACGGTAGTAAGATGCTGTCTGCACCCGAAGAAGTACTGCTGATGTACTTAGAGATGGTGAAGGAACTACCGATTTACAGGATACAGATTAACGCTGACCATACCGTAGAAACAACTTGTTATGAGATGTTGGATGCGTTTGATCCTGAGTTAAAAAAGTATTACGAAACACTTGACGAGTTACCAAAATGGGTGCAAGATAAACTCGCTGTCTTGATGCTACTTGACCATACGAAAGTCAATGAAGAAGTCGAGGGTGTAGGCAGACGCATTAACGAAAATGTGTATTGGGTTTTTAACGGAGAAATAAGTGGCGCAAACCCCTGAAGGGAAGGTTAAGAAATCGGTTCGCCAAGTCCTTGATGGGCTTGGTGCTTACTACGTGATGCCAGTTACAGGCGGTTTTGGCAGACAAGGTGCGCCCGATTTTCTAGTTTGCCTAGAAGGTAAATTTTTCGGCATTGAAACTAAGGCTGGAAAGGGAAAACTCACAGCATTGCAAGAGATGAACTTAAAGAAAATCATTGACTGCGGTGGTGTGGCTTTAGTAGTAAGGGAAGGCGACGTAAAGTATCTACCCTCTTTATTAACAACAGGAGAAAGTAACTATGAAAAAACTATCAACAACTAAGCAGATTCTTAACATCTTAAACACACAAGGTGGCAAGAAACCCAAGCAACTGATTGCCTTAACAAAGGCGAATTCAACCAGTGTATACAACGCACTACACCAACTACGTAGTAAGAAGATGATTGCCAAAGAAGAAGATGGTGTGTATATCTCGCAGACACAGAAGTCGGTTAGTAAAGTTACTAACAAAAATGAGTGGAAGACTGTATTGGTTAGTGTAAGTGATAAACCAGCTAACGCTAAATATGTTAAGTCCCTTGAAACACAAGTGCATGAGTTAGAGAAATTGCACGACGGGTGGCGACAGAACTACAAGAAACTCGAAGCCGACTACACCCAAGCTAAGATCATGTACCTCGATAGCCAAGCAGTAATTAAGTACCTCGAAGAAAAAGTAGCACAACTCATTAAAGGATAACCATGTTAGAAAACGTAGAAGCAGTAGAAGCAAAGAAACCAGCCAAGTTATTTATAGCTACACCGATGTACGGTGGGTTATGTGTAGGTGGCTACACCATGGGTATCTTAGAGTGTGTGCAGACATTTATGAAGCATGGAATTCAGATGTACTACTCGTACATGATGAATGAGTCTTTGATTACTCGTGCTCGTAACGGTATGGCTTATGACTTTATGCAATCGGATGCTACACACCTGATGTTTATTGATGCGGATATTAGCTTTAAACCAGCAGACATTGTGCGTATGATTGATGCGGACAAAGACATTATCTGCGGAATGTATCCAAAGAAAGAGATCAACTGGCAGTTAGTATCCAATGCCGTCAAGTCAGGCGTGGACTACAAAGACCTACCACAATACACGGGTTCGTTCGTGGTAAACCTAGTAGGCGGTGCAACGGAAACAACTGGCGATATTAACCATCCAATGGAGATTGACAACGGTGGTACAGGATTCATGTTGATTAAGCGTGAAGTATTTGAAACACTAAAGCCGACTGTGCCAACGTATACAAACGACATGATTCTGATTGTGGACAAGAATCCAGTTAAGAAGATTATCCACGAATACTTTGCTACCAGCATTGACGAAACCACTAACAGGTTACTTTCAGAAGACTATCACTTTTGCAAGATTGCACGTATGCAGGGCTATAAAGTTTATGCCGCACCTTGGGCGAATCTAACCCATAGCGGAACGTATAACTTTAGCGGTACTTTACCAAGGGGGTAACGTGACCTACACCTTAATATTTTCCACGTTAATCATAGCCCTACTTATTTTTATTATTTGGCAGAACTACAAATGAACCCACAACAACTGCAAGCGGTACTGCAAGTGATCTTTGATCGTTTGAAAACGTTGGAAGATGCCGTAGTTGAACTACGAAAGATACAAGATGACCTTTTTAGTCGCTAACATACCACCCGTTAAGTGTTTTGTGCGTAAAGAGTTCCTTTACAACCACGAGAAAGGACACGGGGAATTAGAGCCATGCGTGTGGATGACTGCCAAAGCAATCAAGGGGCAAGCCTTCCGCATTGAATCTATGCTAACTAACTACGGTGCGCTGTATGACAAGTTACCCATTAGCGCATACGTGTGGAAGGAAGTCCTTGTAGACCCGTTGCATCATTTACCTTTAGACCACTTACAGATATGGGATTGTCTGTCTTACGATATGACGGTTATTGAGAAGTCTAATCTGCGTGGGCTCAAGGTCAAATACTTTGGTAAGGATAAGCAGTTTCATTTTGGTAATTACTTATTCACCATTGACTTTGCCAGCCCTGATGCTAACCGTTTAGATACTAGCTTTAGCGAAGGAGTAGAGGAACATAAGTCATACAACTTTATTAAGTTAGATAACGGGCAATTTGCCTGCCAACCCAACAACCGTTGTCTTTGGTATGACGTATCACTTGTACCCGCCGTACTTAAAACACCTGACTTCAAGATACCTACCGAAGTGTATAGCGTTGAGAACCATGCTAAGTGGAGCGCCAAGGATGAGTGGTTTTATAACTTTGAGGAAATTAAAAGATGATATTTTTATTCCCAAAAAGAGAAATAGTGCTAGATTGTTTTATAGCGGAAGAAGCCATAGCTAAAAGAGCTCCAATTGAAAAGTCTATGAAATATATTCCTGATTGGTGGAAAGAATTGCCAAAAGAATACTATATTGGGAACAACTTCTTTCCATCTCCCACAATGAAACATTGCGCAGGAATGGTTGATTACTACCGAAATTCAGTAACCATTCCTTTATGGTCTGACTTAGCACTTCGGGGTTTTGCAGGGGGAGGATGCGACTGGCAGTTTGCCGATGGGAATAGCCGTATAGAATCGCACCCCGTGGAGCAACGTGCGAATTTTTTATCCAACGGAAACTACACACATGTAAAACTACTTAACCCTTGGCAACTGAGAACCGATGAAAGTATTAAATGGGTGTGGAGCCAACCTACATATAATTTTGTAGATCCTGAACATTTTTTTGTATTACCTGGGAGTCTTGATTTTTCAAAACAGCATCAGGCGCATATAAATTTAATGTTGAACGTAACAGTAGAAAAACAATTACTTATAAAACTAGGGCAACCTATGGTGCACATAACCCCTATGTCAGACAGGAAAGTAAAAGTAGTTAGGCATGTAATACCTAAAGCTGAATACGAACATATGTTTATTCTTAGACCCTCTAAGTTTATCAATTCATATAACGTCGCTAATAAATTAGCTAGTAAGTTTTCAACATGCCCATTTAAAAAAGGATAAAAATGATACCGAACTGTGAATTAGTAAAGGTAGATGGTACACAGTTTCTTGTGTTCAAGGGGCAAGATTTAATATCAAACCACTTGAAGAAGGAACTGTACGAGAACGACCTTCACCAGCTTGCGCTAAAGATACTAATAGATAAACCCGACGGGCAAGTGCTGGATATTGGTGCAAACCTAGGTACGTTCTGCGTACCCCTCGCACGAAAGATTTCTGCGCTAGAGTTCCATGCCTTTGAACCACAACGGATAATTTACTATCAGCTATGTGCCAATACGATTATCAATAGCTTGGGCAATGTGTACACCTATGAAGCTGGGCTATCAAACCAAGAAGCAGACATAGAGTTAGAAGTGCCTGACTATGCAACCGAAGGCAATATTGGTGCGTTTAGTATTGATAAAGAAGTTCGTGAGAACGAGTACGAGTGTAAGACAAGCGGTGGTAAAGAGAAAATGATCTTGATGACACTTGATGGTATTGGCTTTGAGAATGTACGGCTAATTAAACTTGATGTAGAAGGTCACGAACTGGAAGTCTTGCAGGGCGGACTCGAAACAATCAAGGCGAACAACTACCCACCAATTATCTTTGAAGCGTGGACTTGGAAGCCTTGGTATCAGGAGAAGCGCAAAGCATTGTTTGATTACCTAGAAGGTCACGGCTACAAGATAGAGCAGTTAGGTGAAAACAACTTAGCACGACATCCGAAACACGAGGAACTGAAATGAACGACCAAGACTTGAGGGATTGCTTTGCGATGTTTGCTTTGAACGGATTGCTAAGTAGGGCTAGTGTGTTTGATGCTAAAGAAGTATGGGAGATTGCTGATGCCATGCTCGAAGCCCGTAACAAAACAGAAGACGATGGTGGTATCACCACAATTAAAAAGAGGAAGTATGTCAGAAAAGATTGATGGTAATAGGGATAAACGTTTTTGCACGAGCTGTCAAACTATGCGACCAGCAGAGTACGGCAAGATGTTGATGGGGAAAATTAACAGGTGGCAGTGTACGGCTTGCGCCGAAAAAAGAAGTAAGCCACTATACGGTAAGAAAAAAGGAGAGGGCGATGCGTAAATTATTAGGAACACTACTAGGTGTATTCACCGTTGGTGTATGTAGCGCACAGATGGTAACGTACTTGGATGCGAACGGTAAACCATTTATGTACTCTAGCAAGATTGGTGGGCAGACCGTATACATGGATCAGAACGGTAAACCTGTTGCGTACAAGGTATCTCCAAAGGTATCTGGGCCGTGGGTCGATCCGATAAACACACCATCATTTGTTTTTCCTTTAGTTAGCCCATCGCTTCCTGGCCCCGCATCGACAAGTTTACCTAGCTTACCAACACTACCTGAACTACCCACCTTGAAAGGATTTTAAAGTGACAACATTTACAACAGAAGACCGTATCAATGCAGTAGTTAATGTAGAGCCGATTCCATTCATGGGTTTGGTACAGTTGCAGGATAAAGAAGATACAGAGCAGATGTTGCGTGACCAGCTTACCATCGTGCAAGCCGAGTGCCAACGATTAAAAAAGAAACTAATGGAGCATGGGATTCATGACTAATTTGAGATACACAAAAGAAGATGCCGACGACGCATTTTTTAACTTAGGTAAGTTAATGGGGCGCATGCCGTTAGATGAAGCCAAACGCATGGAGATGATAGTGCGGATTATTTGTAGTTACGTGGAGCAGTTAGAAAAAGAGAACGATAAGCTAAGAAATGGTGATGAGTTTGATATGGATGGTCGTTGCTGATGAACCTAATAACGATTGACTTTGAAACCTTTTACGAGAAGTCTACCTTTAGCTTATCGAAGCTGACTACCGAGGAGTATGTGCGGGATGACCGCTTTGAGGTAATTGGTGTAGCCGTTAAAGTTAACGATGGCGAGACCGAGTGGGCGAGTGGTACACACGAACAGATTAAGGGTTGGCTCGAAGGGTTTGACTGGGCGAACTCAATGGCGATTGCACACAACATGATGTTTGACGGATTCATTCTGTCAGAACGTTTTGGCATATTCCCTAAAGTCTATGCAGATACCCTGTCTATGGGTCGAGCCATTCATGGTGTCGAAGTGGGCGGTAGCCTAGCGGTGCTTGCACAACGGTATAACCTAGGTACTAAAGGTGACGAAGTGATTGCCGCTTCAGGTAAGAACCGAGCCGACTTCACAGACGAAGAACTAGATAGGTACGGCGACTACTGCGTGAACGACGTAGAACTAACCTATAAGTTGTTCAGTGCGATGATTAAGAAGGGCTTTCCGAAGAACGAGATGAAGTTGATTGACTTGACTACTCGTATGTTCACACGACCCCTGCTTGATCTAAACCTAAACCTGTTAGAAATGCACCTAACAGATATTAAGGAGAAGAAGGATAACCTGCTTCTGCTGGCTAACATTGAGGACAAGGGCGAACTCGCTTCAAATCCAAAGTTTGCCGAGTTATTGAAGCAGTTGGGTGTCCCCGTGCCGATGAAGATTAGCCCGACTACGGGTAAAGAAACATTTGCGTTGTCTAAGAACGACGAGGAGTTCAAGGCTTTGGCAGAGCATCCGAACGTAGTGGTACAGGCTTTAGTTGCGGCGAGGCTGGGTACAAAATCTACGTTAGAAGAAACTAGGACAGAGCGATTCATCGGGATCGCCAAGCGAGGACTGATGCCAGTTCCCCTAAAATATTATGCGGCGCACACGGGAAGGTGGGGTGGTAGTGATTCCCTAAACCTGCAAAACCTGCCGAGCCGAGGTGAGAACGCAGGGAAGTTAAAGAAGGCTATTGTTGCACCCGAAGGTTACTCAATTATTGATGCCGATTCGAGTCAGATTGAAGCACGGGTCTTAGCGTGGCTGGCTGGACAAAACGATTTAGTTGAAGCGTTTGCGAAAGGTGAAGATGTCTACAAAATCATGGCGTCTGCTATATATAGCAAGGGTATTGAAGAGATTACGAAGGAAGAAAGGTTCGTCGGTAAGACGACGATTCTCGGGGCGGGGTACGGCATGGGTGCGCAGAAATTCGGTGCACAGCTTAAGACGTTTGGCACTACGGTATCGGATGATGAGGCACGACACATTATACAAATCTATCGAGAGACGTACCCCCATATAGTAGGACTATGGCGACAGGCGCAGTTGGCGCTGGAAGCAATAAGCAAGGGCTACACAACATCTTTAGGTAAGGTAGGTGTATTGACTTTAGTTCCAAGTGAACGTGGTATCAGACTACCAAGCGGACTACTGATGCGGTACGACCAGCTAGTTGCCCTCAGAGACGAGAAGGGCATGCAGTACCAGTACAAGACCCGTTACGGTTGGAATAAAATCTACGGCGGTAAAGTTATCGAGAACGTATGCCAAGCTATTGCTCGTTGCATTATTGGTGAGCAGATGATCCGTATAGCCAAGCGTTACAACGTGGTTCTAACAGTACACGATGCGATTGCCTGTGTAGTAAAAGACGGAGAAGTAAAAGAAGCCCAAGCCTACATTGAGGAGTGCATGAAGTGGACACCTGAGTGGGCAGATGGATTACCAGTAAGTTGTGAATCAGGATATGGAAAGAGTTATGGCGATTGCTAAAGTAGATTATTCCCCAATGTATTTACATGCGTTAAAGGAAATTAGGATGGCACACGATGCCTTGGTATCAAACAAGTTTCAGGCGGCATACGAGCATTGCTTGAACGCACAGACCGAAATGAAGTTAATGACGGGTGCGGTAAAGACATGGATTCCTACAAAGGACACAGAATGAACGCAAATGAACTGGCGCATGAGTTAGAAAATGCTAAAAGCATTAGTGAGGTTGCAAGGCTAGTTAAGGAAGAAGCTATTCCAATGCTTAAACAACAAACAAACGACCCAGTGAACCACCCGAAGCATTACACCGACCACCCTAGCGGTATCGAGTGCATACAGATTACAGAACACATGGGGTTCAATCTAGGTAATGCGCTGAAATACATTTGGCGATGCGACCTCAAGAAGGATGCTGTCGAGGACTTACGCAAAGCCCGTTGGTACATTGACCGTGAAATCGCTAAGAGAACAAAATGACTAAACCTATCTCATGGTCGTACTCAAGCATTAAGTTGTTTGACCAATGCCCTAAGAAGTACTACCACCTGCGGGTTCTCAAAGATATTAAAGAACCACCAACGGATGCGATCTTATACGGTAAACAGTTCCACGAGGCAGCCGAGCTGTACATAAGAGATAACACCCCAATACCTCCGCAGTTTGCTTTTGCCAAGAACGCATTGGATAACCTCAAGCAGTTGAAGGGGGATAAGATGTGCGAACTTGAGATGGGTTTGACCGAGAACTTAGAGCCATGCGGGTTCAAAGACCCGAACGTATGGTGGCGGGGGGTAGCTGACCTAGCTATTGTTGATGGTACAAAGGGTAGATGCCTAGATTACAAGACGGGAAAGTCCGCCAAGTATGCCGATACCGACCAGCTAGAACTAATGGCACTAGCCATGTTTAAGCATTTCCCACAGCTAACCGAGGTGCAGGGAGCCCTGTTTTTTGTTATCAGTAAGAACTTCATAAAGGACTCGTACAAGGCTGAAAAACAGGATAAGATGTGGACTAAATGGTTGGCAGAGTACAACAAGATGAAGATGGCTTATGAGAACGATGTATGGAATCCTCGCCCTTCAGGACTGTGCAAAAAACACTGCCTAGTTATGGAATGTCCGCACAATGGAAGGAACTAATAATGCCCTACGTTAATAAAAAGCGCCCGTACGATAAAGAGTACGATCAGCAACAAGCGAGAGGTGAACTACCTAATCGCATGGAACGTCAACGTGCTCGTCGCAAGATAGACAAGACAGGCAAAGATGCAAACAAAAACGGTGTAGCCGATAAGCGTGAAGGTAAGGATGTAGCGCACGTTAAAGCATTGTCTAAAGGTGGTAGTAATAAACACGGTGTACGTATTGAATCGCCATCAAAGAATCGTTCGTTCAAGCGAGATTCAAAAAGTAATTTAGTTTCAGAAGTAAGTAAAAAAGAAAGAAAAAAGTCTTGAACTTTTCTGAGATTGTTGTAGTATAAAAGTATTCGTTTGACAAGATGCAAGCGTCAGGTATGAGTGGCAAGCATCACAGAGTGACATCTGTTTAAACCGTACCAGTCGGCACCATTTCATTTCCTGTGGGGAACCGACAACATTGTAGAGCATAGTGGACACCACTTATGCTCTATTTACGCATCACTGGAGAGATAGTTGCAAATTATAAATAATAAGATTCTGTTGTTAAATCTGCGTAACCCTAATAAGGTCACGACTGTAATCCCAAAGAGCAAACAGCTTGAAGGGAATCAGGTCGCCGTGAACTGGGGGCTAGACGAAGCACGAGTTTTAAACAACATGCAAATAAAAAACATCCCATCACCAATCATGGGACATTACTCCTGGCCTGGATTACATAAGCCATTTGACCACCAAAAAACTACCTCGTCTTTTCTGACCTTAAACCCTCGTGCCTTCTGCCTTAACGAGCAGGGTACTGGCAAGACAGGTTCGGTTATATGGGCGGCTGATTACCTAATGAAGATTGGGCGAATCAAGCGGGTGTTGGTCATCTGCCCCTTATCCATTATGGATTCAGCTTGGAGAGCAGACCTATTTAAGTTCGCTATGCACCGCCATGTGGACATAGCCTACGGTAGCCGTGAGAAGCGGGTACGAATTATTAACTCCGATGCCGAGTTTGTCATCATTAACTATGACGGTGTGGAGATTGTGCAGGAAGACATAGCCAACGGGGGCTTTGACCTGATTGTTATTGACGAAGCAAACGCATACAAGAACGCTCAGACAACCCGCTGGAAGACACTAAACCGAATCCTCAAACCCGATACATGGCTGTGGATGCTGACGGGTACACCTGCCGCCCAGTCCCCCGTGGATGCCTATGGCTTGGCTAAACTAGTTAGCCCCAAGAACGTACCTAAGTTTTACTCAGCGTTTAAAGACATGGTGATGTACAAGGTATCGCAGTTCAGGTGGGTAAACAGACCCAACGCAGAACGAATCGTGCACGAAGCCTTGCAACCTGCCATACGGTTCACCAAGGAAGAATGTTTAGACCTGCCCGAACTAACTTACGTAACCCGTGAAGTTGAACTCACCCCACAACAGAAGAAGTATTACGAGTTACTACGTAAGCAGTTGGTGGTATCGGCAGTGGGCGAGCAAATCACGGCGGTAAACGCTGCAGTTGGGATGAGTAAACTCCTGCAAATATCTTGTGGCGCAGTGTATTCGGATTCGGGCGAGACCCTTGAGTTTGACATCAAGAACCGTTACAAAGTCATGCGGGAAGTGCTGGATGAAACCAAGCAGAAAGCCCTGATATTCGTACCCTTTAAGAACACCATTGAGATCCTGTCCAAGAAGCTACAAGACGACGGGTTTACCACCGCCATCATTAACGGCGACGTGCCAGCACACAGGCGAGCCGAGATATTTAAGAACTTTCAAGAAACACCCAACCCCCGTATCCTGATTATCCAACCGCAAGCGGCGGCTCATGGAGTCACTTTAACGGCGGCTGACACGGTTATTTGGTGGGGTCCGACCCCAAGCCTAGAAACATACGCTCAAGCTAATGCAAGGGCGCATAGGGCGGGGCAGAGGCATCCCGTCACGGTAGTGAGATTACAGGGTTCAAATGCGGAGAAACACCTATATAAAATGCTTGACAACCGTATTAGCGACCATGTAAAGTTAGTTGAACTTTACAAGAATTTACTTGATTAACGTAGAGTTTGATAGTATAGTAGTAACACCGATAGCGAGAATAAAACCAAGCCGTTATCGTCTTTAACAGGAGAGTACCATGAGTGACGAAGTAGAATCACAGGCCGAAGTGCCTTTAGAAAAACTTACCCGTATCTACATCAAGATGCGTGATAAGAAGGCAGAACTAGAAGCAGAACTCGAAAACCAAGTAGGTAAATTAGAGAATGACATGGGGACTGTGAAAACAGCCATCCTCAACCACATGAAGTCATTGGGGGTCGAGAGTTTAAGAACCGATGCAGGAACCGTGTACCGCACCGTAAGGACTAAGTACAGCACATCGGATTGGGAATCTATGGGCAAGTTCATTCTTGAACATGGTGTACCTGAACTATTGGAGAAGCGAATTCAGCAGACCAATATGAGGGTATTTTTAGAGGAGAATCCAGACCTACTGCCGCCTGGGCTTAACTCAAACATGGAGTATTCAGTAACAATAAAAAGGAGCAAAAATGGTGGATGAAGCGTTTGTCCCGATAGAAGATGTGGCTAAGCATTTTGCTGTGTCTGTATCGACAGTCCGTTCGTGGATTCGTCAAGACTTAATCCCTGCGTTAAAACTGGGCGGTGTATATCGTTTCAAGATTAACGAAGTGGAGCAAGCCTTGCGCAAACTCAATGGCGGAGAACTAGTACGAGAAGAAGCTGACGGGAGCCTAACGGTTAATGTACCTGCAGGATCAGCCCAAATAGCTCTTAACTTTAACCCTGACGAAGATATTTAAGGAGAATTAGCATGAGTGAAATGACTCTATTTAAAGGTGGTTTACCATCGTATTTACAAACCTCAGCCGATGATGCAACCAATGCGTTAGCTGGTGGTGAAAGCCTAGGCTCACGTCGCCTTAGCATCAAAGGTAGCGTGTTCCGTGAGTTTATCGGTGGCAAAGAGTACCGTGTATCAGAAGAACGTTCTATGAACGTGGTGATTATCAAAGCCGCACCAAAGGTTTCCCGTGTGTTTTATGCTGGTTCCTACGTTGAAGGCGAGACCGTATCACCTGTATGCTGGTCATCTGACAGCCAACGCCCTGACGATAAGTCTAAGGAAAAGCAGTCAGCTACTTGCTTAACTTGCCCACAGAACATCAAAGGTTCGGGTCAAGGCGATAGCCGTGCATGCCGCTATCAGCAACGCTTGGCAGTTGTGATTGACGGTGAGATTGATAAAGGCGAAGTGTATCAGCTAGTATTGCCACCAACATCTGTATTCGGTGATGGTGAGAAGGGTAAGTTACCCCTGCAAGCCTATGCTCGTCACCTTAAGAATCACGGCACACCGATTACTGGTGTTGTTACTGAGATGCGTTTTGATACAGCAAGCCCAACACCTAAACTGATATTCAAGCCAGTGCGCCCTGTAACGGAAGAAGAATTCAACGAGATTCAAAACCTCAAGGATTCACAAGAAGCTATCAATGCGATCACAATGACCGTTGCACAGACAGATGGTGTGAAGGATAAATCATCCGTCAAGAACGCATTAGCCGCACCGAAAGCTGAGAAAGTTGTAGCTGAAGAAGTAGAAGCCATTGAAGAACCGAAGAAAGCTCCACCTAAGAAAACCGCAGTTGCGGCAGAGCCTAAACTAGAAGACTTAGTTGGCGAATGGGACGATGCTTAAATAAACGGTTATGGGGTTCCAGTAGGATTAAAAGTCTGCATTTGATGTAGCGACTGCCCCACCTTCAAAGGTGGCTATGAACAATTTAGAATTTTTACAGCAAGTCCTCGGAGACGATGGATACTACTGCATAGTTGGGCTAAAGAAAGACTCGGACAAACCTGTCCAAAAGTTTTTCCAGCGGCTCGAAGATGCGGTCAAAGTTGCTGAGAACCTGAAGAACGAGGGCTATGATGCGTACTACGCATTGGCTACGTTCGAGGATGGAAAGTCACGTAAAACTGCAAACGTTAAACAACTTAGGTCGTTGTTCGTCGACCTTGATTGTGGGCCAGGTAAGCCATACCCAACACAGGTAGAAGCTATTGCTGGGTTAAAAGCGTTCTGTAAAGAGACCAAGATGCCAAGACCAGCACTAGTTAACTCTGGTGGGGGTGTGCATGCCTATTGGCCTTTAGCCGAACCCGTATCACGGGGGGAGTGGTTGCCTTTAGCTGAGAAGCTAAAGAAGATGTGTGACGATAATGACCTGTTTGCTGACCCCGTAGTTACAGCAGATTCGGTACGGATCCTACGAGTTCCAGGAACTCTTAACTTTAAACTTGATGAAGCCCGAGACGTTGCGTTAATCGGTAGCTCATGTAGCTCATACGAGATAGACACACTAAAAGATGTTATTGGTGAACCCATACTGGTTAGACCATCCTATATCCCACGAGGAGAGATGGATGAAGTTACCAAGGCAATCCTAGGTAATTACACAAATCGGTTTAGAACTATCATGATACGCACCAAAGACGGTGACGGATGCCAGCAACTGAAGTATATTTATGAGAACCAAGCAACCATGTCGGAACCGATGTGGAGAGCAGGGCTATCTATCGCCAAATTTTGTATTGATGCAGACAAAGCGATTGAAAAGTTATCCTCGGGACACCCCGAATACAGCCCTGAATTTGCTGATCGCAAGGTACGCAACATCAAAGGCGGACCATATACATGTGCAAAGTTTGAAGAATTTAACCCAGGCGGGTGCGACGGATGCCCTAATAAAGGGGTACTGAAGTCACCTATCGTGCTTGGTCGTGAAGTACAGGAAGCAACTGACGAAGACAACATAGTAGAAGATAGTCCAGCGGACGTAGACCAAGGGCACACACAGACATACGTTATACCGAAATACCCCGAGCCGTACTTTCGCGGCAAGAATGGTGGCATATTCAAACGCATCATCAAGGAAGAAGACAACGTAGAAGTAATGATTTACCACAACGACCTGTATGTAACACGTCGTTTATTGGACTCCGATGTCGGAGAAGCCGTAGTAGTTAGATTGCACCTTCCAAAAGACGGTGTTAAAGAATTCACAATACCGCTATCTGCGGTTACATCTAAAGACGAAATACGCAAATACATGTCATCACATGGCGTAGCGGTAGTAAAGACAGACGAGATTATGTCGTACGTAACAACTTGGGTAAACCACATGCAATATAGTGCTAAAGCGGACACTGCTCGTAGACAATTCGGCTGGACTGACGATAAATGTGAAGCCTTTATTCTTGGCGACAAAGAGATTCGTGCAGACCGTGTAGACCACAACCCCCCATCTGCGGCTACTGCCCAGCTATTCTCGGCTTTTGAACACAAAGGCACGTTGGATAAATGGAAAGAAGCCATGGCTTTCTACAATAAGCCAGGAATGGAAGTACATCAGTTCGTGCTGGGCTTGGCTTTTGGCTCTGTATTTACTAAGTTCACTTCGGTCAATGGTGCGTTACTGCACGTATTTAGTCCTGATTCGGGTATTGGTAAAACTACTGCGCTATATGCGGGGGCAAGTATTTGGGGTAATCCAAACAAACTTGTATTAAAGGAAGCCGATACTGCGGCATCTAAGATGAACCGTGCCGAGTTATACAACAACATCTTTTTACCAATGGATGAGGTTACAAACTCTACGGCTAAAGAACTAAGTGACTTTGTATACCAGTACACATCAGGTTCGCAAAGAAATCGCATGAGTGGATCGTCGAATCAAGAACGTACCCGTGGTGAAGAGCCTTGGCAACAAACGGGTGTAAGTACAGGTAATACTAGCGTTATGGAAAAGGTTGGTACATATAAAGCACTCCCAAAAGGAGAGGCGATGCGTATCCTCGAAGTAAGGGCTAAGCCTGTTCCAGATCTTGATAAGGTCGAAACCGACGAACTTAGCGAAAAGATTTTGAATAACTACGGGCATGCGGCTCTGCCGTTCCTGCAGTATGTGATGAATGACATTCCAGGTATGAAGGCTTTGTATAAGACAACACAGCAGAAACTTGATAAGGCGTGTGGCTTTTCACCTGCGGACCGATTTCACTCCGTATTGGTAGCGGATGGCATCATGGGTTTGATGGTGGCTAAGAAGGTTGGCTTGATTGACTATGACATTGGTACGGTAGTCAGGTGGGTAAAGCATGTAGTCGGTTTACTACAAGAGCAGGTCAAATCCATGGATGTTGATGCCGAATCTACTTTGACCAACTACCTTGCTGAGAACTATAACAACGTGCTCCGTATTAAGAGTACCGAGGATGCTCGTACGATAGGTAAAAACGATCTAGATCACTTGGTTATTCCCGATGCGACCCCACGTATTTCGTTAATAGCACGGTATGAATACGACGTAAAGATGCTGTTCCTGTACATGAAGCCCCTTAAAGAATGGTGTATTAAGCAACAAATTAACTACGAGGGATTTATTGACTCTTTGAAACGTGGCAGAACTAAAGCCAAGATTGATAAGAAGCGTATGGGTAAGGGTACTCGCATGAGTCTACCTGCCGCAGATGTACTGTGGGTTAACTGTGAAGGGTTCTTAGATGATGACCGAGAAGAAGAAATCGCCGCAGCAGCGCAACACAAGGCCACCCTTGAGGGTGATGAGGGAGGGGCAAATTTGTCCTGACGGAGTAGTTATTGATATTAACTGGGGTGCTTTTGAGATAGGCACTTCAGTTTTTATTCCTGCGGTTAACTTATCAAGATTAAACAAACAGATGCAAAAGGTTGCAAACAATAAGCAAATGCGAATTAAAGGATTTGATCGGATCGAATCTGGGAAATTAGGTATGCGCTTTTGGCGGATTCTGTAATATACTTTCTAGGCAACTCTCCTGTTGCTAGTTCTCCAGACGTGAGGAACCCCTTGAATCCCCACTTAACCGTGGGGATTTTTTTATCTTCCTTCGTACTCTCGTAAGTGTTCCTCAATCTCTTTGAGCATTTTGGGACTATAAGCAACACCATTAACCATACGTTTTGTAGTACGCTCTTGAGCCTTGATAGACCGATCCAGCACGTCGTTAATCGTAGCGGCATTGATCTCTAAACCAGGGTGTTTCTGACCTAATTCAAGCAAGCTATCCCTAATGTCATTCATTTCTTCTTGGTCACCTAAGCGACTAGCTACGAAATACTGACGCTTGAGCTTAGACTGCTGGGTATTTACCTGCTTATCAATACCCTTTAGGCGGGAGTTAATCTCCAGCTGACGAGCATAATCGGCAGGAGCAAAACCAAACGCTTGCGCTGCAATATTCCAAGTATTAACTTCTCCTGTGATTGGATCACCACGGAGAGTGCGGGTCCCTTCGGTTGCGTAGCGTACACCCTTCATAACGTTGCCAAGTGAAGTAGGCAGGATGTTCTCAATACCACGCTGTACATTACCCTCACGGATCATATTTAAGCCACGTTCGACCTTAGATGCCACGCCATAAACAGGACCACCCATCATTTCCATCATAGTCAAGGCAACGGTCTGAGAGTCTTGCTTACCCGAGTCACGAATAATCAGGTCACTTAAACCTGTACGACTAGCGATTTCAACGTTGGTTACGTAGTTGAACAAGCCCTTATATGCAAACTCACCCAAAGACTTACGGGTTGCGGTTTCAAAGTCATCCTCGTCATCGTCTGCAAACAGGTTATATACCATCGCAGCGATACCAAATAAAGGCAGACCTTGTGCACCAGCAAACAATGCTGCAGTGCCATAAATACCAGCAATCTGACGCATAGCTGCCTTACGTACTTCTGGGTCCTCATTCTTCAAGGCTTCCCGTGCTGTCTTGAACAGCATGTAGTACATCGAAACGCCGTAGCGCTTAAACATGAACAGTACTTTACCTAAAGAACTTTGTGCGATACGGGGTGCAGAAGCAGCGGCAATACCACCGTTGGTCATCTCAGTTGTGTAAATAGCGTTATTAGCAGCAAGTTCTTCCTTCTCTAACTGACTTAGTGCCTTCTCAGCTTTAGTAGCCTTGTCGCTATTTAGACGATCCAGTTCTAAGTTGTAGGCTGCAATCAAAGATACCTGACGGTTAAGACGTTCGCCATGGTGGAATACAAAACCTGATGCGGCATTAACTTTAGATAAAGGATTCTTGCGGTCATCTACTTCCAAGATGTCATACAGCTGGGAGCGGTTTAGCTGCCCTTGCTCTGAAGCTATACGGGATAAAGTCTTAAGACGGCGTACGCTTGCAGGTAATTTAGGATCATCAAAGTTGTAGTTGTCCAAGGCTGGCATGGCTTTCTGTTTCGCCATCTGACCTTTAGAGCCAAATACTTCTACTTCCTGCTTGAACCCGCTGTTTAAATGCACCTTATAAGCGTCGCCAATAGCCTTCATTGTGGATGGCATACCGTATTTACCTGCCAAATAGGGGGTAAGAATCAACGGAACTTGCGTCAAGTTGATTACGGCGGACGATACGTTAAAGCCAAGAGTCATGTTAAAGCCGAAAGACGTAGCTACTTGTGCCCACTTGTCAACCGTTGGGTTGTTAATGTAGGAGATACGCTTCTCAAACTCTTTGACGTACTCGTTAATTACACGATTATCCCGCTGGGCTTCTTCGCCAGTACCCTTACCAACTGATCGTGCGTAGTCCCGCATTTGGTCGAGAACAGCATTTAACTTAGCGGCATAGCGCATGCTGGCAATCTGATGGGAGGTGCGGTACATCTTCTCACGTAAAGCACGAACGGCATCTTTCTTAAAGCCAAGGGTTTCCTTACGCTTTTGGAAGGACTGTGCAAATGAAGTCTCAGGTAATGTGCTGAGGAACAAACGCATTACTTCTTCGGTAGCTTCTGCAGGAACCTTGTTAAGCTCCATAATCTGCAGAACGCTGTTTACAAACGAGCCAGTTGGCACGCGGCGGTAGTTTAATTCGGACAGGTTAGAGAACTTTTCTATGTTTGTCGCACCGTCTTTAGCCATCTGAGCAACACTACGTTCCCGCTCTCGCTCGGTTTCAAACGCTTCTACATAGAACTCAGTCTGCCCGCTAGCATCTTTAGCCGAATACGATACCCAGTACTTACCATAACGTGCTAAAGGGAAGTAGGGGTCAATATTACCTTTTGCGGTCAGACGATCAAAAATGTCTCGCTTAATTAACTTGGCTCGGGCTGGGTCAGTAACAGATGCGTCAATACGTTCGCCGATAGACTTTAAAACCTCGTCGTACATGGATTTGTACGCATCCCGCATACCTGTATAGAGTGCCTTACCACGACCACTCAGCTTATCGTACATCCCTTTTACCCTGTCGTACTCTTTTTGCAATTCAGGGGTTTTGTAATCGGTGCGGGCTTTAGTCGGATCGACTTTATTAATAGTGCTCTCGTAGACTACTTCGTTAAACAGGTCTACCTGTGCTGGGCTTTCAGTCTTAGCAAATGACTCGGCACGCTCAACTAAAGGCTCAATAGAGCGGTTCATCTTGTACTCAAAGCCGTGGCGCTCATTGACAAGGCGGTCCATTGCGGGCGCTTCTTTCAGCCCTTTTTGCGAGGCTATATCTGCCAAGGCATTTAACGGTAGGAGCGACAGCATCAAGTTACGGAAGTTACCACCAACCGTATTCTTTAAGAACTCGTGCACACCGTCAGCACGTTCAGGGGTCATCCCAGGAATTGCCTCAATAGCAGCGCCAAGACGGTCTAATACCGCACCCGCCGTACCTGCGTTAGCCGAAGCAAACAACGCACCAGCATCACGGAACTCAGGGGCAGGAGATAGAATAGCGGCAATTATGCGGTCTGCTTGGTCGTAAGCGGAATCAAGCGGCTTAGAATCTAAACCAATAAGGCGGCGCATAAAGTTAGAAATCGCACGGACAAATTTATCCCATGCCGTGTACTTGCCACCGTTAGGGTTAATAGACTTTAAAACACCAACAAATTCTGGATTCGACTGTGCTTCAGCAACGAATTCATCAAGGCTAGTAGAACCGTATGCAGTACCTAAAGACTCTTTAACTGAATCAAATAATTGCTGCAGCTGACGTGTTAATGGGTTATTGGCATCGTCAAGTACGTGGGATGTAGCGGCGTGACCTGTTTCATGTAACATCACATGGCTGTTCATGCCCGTATTAGCGTCAATATAGATTGTGTCAGTCTTTGGATCGTAGTAACCAGGAACAGCAACGCCTGCTTCATCTACTAAGTTCTCACGAATAACTACGTTGGTGTCAACGTTGGCCTCAGCCAATCGAGTAGCTATACGGGAAACAAACCGATCCGAACTAGCAGCTAATAAAGCTAGTGCCGATTGCAGATCACCCTGACGGATTGCGCTAATAATAGCTGGGTGTAGTGGCTGACCTATTTGGAATACGGCAGACTCAGTAATCTTCTTTAGACCTGCGTTCTTGATTTCTTCATCAAGGGCTATGCCTTCACCCCGAGTTACACCCTTAGCGGCACGACGCTCTGCACGGTTTCTAGCACGAGCCAAATCTTCCATCTGAGCGTCAATGTAGCCCTGAATAGTCTCGTCCATGGCTTTATCTTTAGTGCCAGTCAAGCCATTCATAATAAGAGCCATCAACTGCTTGTCGCTATACGCATCACGGGCACGCTCAAAGCCTCGTACAAAATCACGGAACTTCTTGTCTGTTTCTTTAGATAAGTTCTTTTCTACCCAGTTAGCAGCAAGACGGGCGTTCTTACCGTTCATACCATTAAAGAATTGTGCCTCAGAAGTAGACTCGCCTTCGGTGCGGAACTGCTTGGTGTTGAATGCCAAGTCATACGCAATGTTCAGCATGTTATCTACAATACGGGGCATCTTGCTAAAGTACACCTTAGCAGCTTCAGCGGCAGGGGTTAGTTTGTTGCGAGACTGCAACAACGTGGTTACTTCTAGGTTGTCATCAATATTGGTAACGTCATCTTTAGCAAAACCCATATAGCCACGGCTAATAAAGCTATTAAAGTCAGTCTTGCTTGGGCGACCTAGCTCTTGAAACTCCGCAGTTCCCTCGGGAGCTTTTTCTTTTACAGGCTTAGCAACTTTAGGAGCAGCCTGTGTCTTAGGCTTTTGGGTAGTGGCAACTTCAGTAAAAGGCTCAGTAAGCGCAGTAGGTACTGCTTCAATAATTCCTTCAATACCTCTTTGACGACCTCTCTTAGGAGCTGCTTTTGTTCCTTCAACTTGTGCAAGTTCTTGTACAGGTACTGCTGGCACCTCTGTGCCCAGTTCCGCAGCGAGTTCAGCTTGGATCGCATTTTGTTCCTCCTGAGTTAATGTACTTGGCTGAACTGCTTCTCCGTCTCTAAGCTCACTAGTAGTGCTTCCAGCTGGTACCACTCCTTCTTGTCCAAGTTCTCCAGCTCCTGCGGCGGGTTCCTCTCGTACGGGTTCGCTAGGTACTTGAACGCTCTCTCGATCTGCTTCACTGACAGGTGATTCAGGTTGAACTCTTCCATACTTAACTCCTTTTAAAACACGACCACTAGCACCAAACATTTCTTGTTGTTTAGCTAACGCCCCAAATGCGTTCATAGCAATGCCCTCTACGGCTTTTTTAGTAGAGTCAGACAAATTAGGGTTAGTTCTTATGTCAGCAAGAACACTTGCTACTTCGGCCTGTTGCTTAGGTTTAGATACATCTTTGTTAAGAAGTTTTTTATAAAAACCAGACTGCGGTTTGAGACCAGTTCCCTTTAATAAATCAGCATTTATGACTGTACCGAACTCGGCTGACGCTTCTGGAGGACCCGCTAGTGCTTGGTCAACTGTTGGCTTGGCTTGTTCAAATGCGGTAATGCCAAACATCTCTTGCTGTGCAGGGGCTAAATCAACTTGAGGTGCACCCAAACCAACTAACTCAGGGTTGCCTAAAGTAGGTTCTACTTTTGGAAGTACTTCACGCCCTACTTGTTCAGCTACTACAGGTTCTTGTTTGTATACGCCTGTAGTTGGATCATAGATAATCCCAGGAGCTACTTCTTGCGGTACTTTGTTAGGATCAGTTTCTACTTGTTGAGCAGCTACTTGTTCTGGTGCTACGGCTTGTTGTTCTTGTTGCTGCTCGGTTAAAACATCTCTAGCGGCAATCTGACGTGCTCGCTCGTCTTTCATGCGTTTAGCTTCTAACGCACCACCAGGGGCACCGATCGTACCACCACCTATAAAGCCCTTAAGGGATGCGGTAATGATGTTGTCAATATTTTCTTGGGAGAAAAAGGGGTCTGTGTCCCCAGCGAGTTGCGAGCCAATTAAAGTCAAGGCTTCTTGAGCGGCTTCAGTCAGTGCTTCACCACTTGCGGTACCAAGCACTTGCCCAGCAAAAGCACGTTTAAAGTTAACTGGAACAAGATCAGACTTGGTTAACATCTCAGCAGCAATACGTTCTTTGCCTTTGGGGCCGAGCTGCTTTAAGATTTTGCTAGGTAAATAGGTATCTAAAGCACCAACCAAAGAACCAATCGTCAACGCAATACCTGGCTCTAGCGAACCTGTGTTTTCGTATACGCTATTAAATACATCAGGAATGTTTACACCTAACGATGTGCCCCATAAACCCGTCTGTAAACCAACGTTAGCACCAAGCTCAGTAGCTTTTTGACCTACGGCACCTTGAATAGCACGGGCGGATAAGCGGTCTTTTAGCTCATCTGCGGCTTCTTTAGTTAATCCTTGTTTAGCTGCGGTCTCAGCAACTTGGGCAGTAATGGCTTTGTCTAGACTTTTCTTAGCGATAGTCTTACCAGCAACAGTACCAACACCAGCACCCAACATAAACGATGCAATATCAGGACCGATTTCACCTAGTGTTTCTGCAGCAAAACTAAAGGCATCGCCCACACCACCAATATCTTTATACGACTTAAACGCTGTAGGAGTGAGTTCTTCCTGTACCCCCATGCGGTCTTTATACTCTTGTAACTGCTGTTTAGCGTAATCGTCTTTACCAATAATAGACGCACCTAATGCTGGGATAAGGTCGAATGCCGTACCTTTTAGGCTTTCAATACCACGGCTAAAACCACCACCAATAAGCTGTCCAATACCTAGTTCACGAGGATCAAGTAAAGGTTGTTTAGCTTGATTCTGTATGGCCTCTGCCCGAGACATAATTTGATCTTGCGGCATGTTGTCAGGAAACTGAACAATACCTACTCCAGGAATTTCTACCCGTGGCATAACTACTCCTTAGTCTTCTATTGATGCGGCAGTAGGTGATCTTCTATTTAATGACCCGTAGAAATTTAACTCGTTCATCATTTCTTTATTTGAGTACTGCTTAAATATATCTAAAGAACGATTGTACGACTCTGTACCAGGTTTGTACTTAGTTAATCCCGTCCGAACATCTTTTGGTAAAGATGAGAAGAATGGTGCCTGAGTTGGGTTAAGCATGTACCCTTTGTATTCCTGCATAACTTTTTGTGTAGTTGCAGGGGGAACTGCACCACCTAAACCAGCCGCGCCTCCGATAGGAGCATTAGCACGCGCCGTGTAGTACTTAGCCTGTGCTTTATAAAGTTCTTCAGAGATACCCAACTTCTTAAGTTCTTGTTTAAGTTCAGCACCTTTAAGGTTGAGTGCAGCAATCTGAGCAATCCGTTTAGCCTCATCACCACGAAGACCCCGCATCTCCTCTTGGTAGCCTTGGAGAGCAGGTAAAGCACCTTTAACGTTAGCCGCAGCATATGGGGATGTGCCACTCATAATACCGAGACCCGCTTGGAGCATAGCCATCAGCCTAGCTTCTTTACGAGCATCTTTGTCACGCTCTCCACCCGCCTTTATATCGCCAATAGTCTGACGAATTAGGTCGTCAATACCACTTGCACCCGTATCACTAGCAGGTGCTGCCGCTGGCGCATTCATTATTGATGGTTTAGCTTTAGCAGGAGCATCGGGGAGAATACGAATACCTGTATCGGGTTTAGCTGTTGGAGCAGCTGGAGTAGGGGCTAAAGCGCTTCTTGAAGAATACCCAGAAAAGAGTTTTTCACCTGTTAATGGGTCAATAACATATTCATCTACAACGGGTCTAGCCCGAGTTTCAGAGGTAGCGCTGCCCATATCAAACCCACCCATAGTACTGCCGCCTTCTTGAAAAGCAACAATACCGCCACCAGCGTACTCGGTAGGTAAATTACTTGGTGCATTGTCAATACCTTGAAGCTGCTGGGCTTCGGCTATGATCTGATCCTTAACGGTAGGGGGTGTACCCTGGGCCATAGCCGCTTGAGCTTGACGCTCCTTAGTTTCTTTATTCTTCTCTTGCAGTGCAGCCAGACCCACGATGTCATCAATAAGTCCGTTCTTAGTGCTACGGTCGATAGTCTGTGCAGAATATTTATCAGGACTTAACAACACCTTGCGGGTAAGTGCTTGGCTAATACCACCACTTGCAAACCCATCTGCCTCGTCAAAATCGTCACCATCAGGATCAATCGAACCACCTTTAGCGTAAGACTTGATGATGCCGCCTTCTTTTTTCATCATGCCATATGCCGCAGCGCCAGTTAAGCCAAGACCGCCTAATTGTGAAATCGCCGAAGGGGCAGCTTGGTAAGACTGTGTAGTACCTGTTTGCAGTGGTAAACCACGAGTTAAGCCAGACATGAATGCCAACTGCTGTTGTGGGTACTGCTGCTGCATAGCGTAATTCTGAATAGCCTGATTGATTTTTTGTTGCTCAAGCTGTTGTTGCTGTGCACCTGCTTGGGACTGTAGATTAATAATGCCCTGCTGCGCTGCAAGCTGTTGTCCACCCATCTGACCCAGTGCAGTACCTGCACCAACGGCTTGTCCATAACCTTGCAAACCTAAGTTAGCACCATACTGCTGAGCTTGTTGAGCGGCTTCAAACGCCCTTTGTGTGCCAGTAGCTTGAATCTGACCTAATTGAGTTTGCAGTCCACGGTTTCTTTCTTGTTCTGCTAATACCTGACGAGCGCCACCATATGTACCTTGCCGAGCCGAACCCAGATTGGAACCTAAGTTACGGATCTGTGCGTCACGAAACGCTTCTTGTTTCTGCACATCTACTGCGTTTTGCATGTAAGGCGACATAAACGCTTGTTGTGCAAATGGGTTAGTAGCCATCATGTTGTAGTTCTGACCAGCAGTTAAAGCACCTGCACCGCCCATAGCTTGAAACCCAGTGCCCACATTAAACTGTCCAGGCATACCAACAGTACCAGCGTTTCTAATAGACTGTTGTTGTAGTGGGCTAAATGGTGCTACCGCTGCACTGGCTTGTTCTTGAGCCGTATTAGTAATGTTACCTGCGGCATCTACCGTAGCGCCGTATGGGATATAAGGTTTAAACCCTGATACCGTACCTGATGGATCATAGTTATAAATCTGTTGCTGGGCAGTGCCAAGCATCGTCTCTACGTAAGGACGGGCATACTCAGGAATATTGGTATTTTGAACTGTAGTTTGAGTAGGAGCAGATTGCCCGCCACCGCCGCCACCTGTAAACGGTGTGCGTTTTAAGTCCCAAGTCCAACCGCTGTGTTTAGATTTTAAAAAGCTCATAGCTTCGTTTCCATAATAATGTGGCGTTCTTCCATACCAACCTGCTTATACAGCCGTGCGGCAGATTCTCTAGCAGCGCATTGGACCCGTGTAGCTCCGTTCGCCTTTGCAAAGCTACAAACCTGCCCGTAAACATCTTCATTCACAATTGCTTTACCCGCCATCGCAGTAATAAATCCAACACGGTAATTAGGCATATTATAAAAACTTACCGATGCTGCACCGTGGATAGTATTTTTTTCGTCCGTTGCTACCAATAATACCCATGAACCGTTAGCCAGTAAACCTTTAATCTGATCTAAGGTGTAGTCTCCAGTGTCATGCTTATTAGCTTTTTCAAACAGTTCTTCTACTAAAGGCCATATCTTATGGACGTACTGCACTCCCACTGGTTGAACCAATAACTTCATCAAGCAGCCATATGTTTAGCTGGTTTAATTTGCTTGCCTTGCTTTGGATTACCTGTGCGGGCTTTACGTACTCGGTTCATCATTGCGTAGAGTTGTTTTGCTCCTGCATCAGTAGAGCCGTTACCTAAGTGGGAGACCACATCAGCAGGAACCACGAATTCCCCGTCAGCCAATCGGGCAGGCCGTTTGTTAGCGATAACCCCAGGAATAGAGTCAGACATGCCATCACCAGGCCCTTTAAGCATCCTGCCACCATCAGAGTATCCTCCTAGCTGTCCACCTTTAGCATAGTTTTGATTAGGGGTTTTACGTACTTTGTTTAATGCAATCATAGCGTTATAGTCGCCAGCCTGAGCCTTAGCCATAACTGAAGCCATATCACCGCCTCGAGCTGCAGCTACGTAGTCATCAATAGCAATCATGTCTTTATTACCAGCAGGACCACCTTTAGCTAAGTTTTGCGAAGCCATCTCGCCATAAATGTCTTTTAATGCACCTTTAGACATGCCTTGTAAGGCAACAGCGTCCATCTGCTCTTTAGTTAGCATGCGCTTTTTATTACCTACAAGAGCATCAATACCTTCGCCATAGGATTGTTGATTATTTTGAGGATTACCTTGTTGCGCTGCAGCAATACCTAAAGCTGGAGAAATTATGCCACCAGGGTTATATCGAGCAACACCGCCTTTAGCCATTCCGTACGCTACCTCTAAATTAGGCATCGTATCGGGGTTTTTGGTCATGGGGTAGCCATAATTACCTGCAGAAGCCATACCCCCTTCAGCTAACTTCATAATGCCGCCTTCAGCAGCGTAGGTAGGGCGATAGACGCTATCAGGAGCGTATTGAGGGGTAGATGCCGTAAACCGATCTGGATCGTATTTGAGCTTGCTTAAAGGACCGTCGTATTCTTCATCGGGAGGTAAACCATATTGACCTCTTTCAGCTTGCATTAAACCCGCTAAACCAGCCGTTCCAGCGGTCATACCTAAAGCAGTATTAGACAAATACCCAGGAGTGCCAGCAGCTTGCCCAAAAATGTTAGTAACGGGGGCAGTAGTACCAGCACCAGCTCCAGTAGTACCCGCTCCAGCAATACCAGCACTAGCGCCAGGTTGAACTATAGTAACAGGAGCACCAGCTTGCATAATACCGCTTGTAGTAGGTGCGGCAAAACCAGTAGTACCTAATGCGCCTCCCCCAGCGTTTATCCCACTAATTGCCGTCCCAGTATTAGCCGCCGTGCCAATAGTAGTTCCAGCCGTAGTTCCAGCCGTAGTTCCAGCCGTAGTTCCAGCAGTGATACCTCCCGTAGTGCCAACAGTGGCACCCGTAGTAGCACCCGTAGTAGCACCAGCAGCACCACCTTCAAGCGCGCCAGCCCCAGCTCCAGCGCCAGCCCCGCCTAGACCACCGCCTACGGCGCCCATAGCACCGCCCATTAAAGCACCTTGAAGTGGGTCTCCGCCTTGAATAGCCGCACCAGCACCACCAGCAGTAGCACCTACCGCTGCTCCAATTAACATTGCCTCGCCTACGCCGCCACCAGCCATATCACACCTCGTCTAAATTAAGTAGTACTTTATCATGTTGTTAAACAGTTGTAACCGTTACAGTGCCAATTTCCCCTATTGTTTCTACGCCAACAACTGGGTAAAACGTTGTAGCTACTACTGTACCCACTCTTCCAACAGTAGATACGCTTGTTACATAAATTAAAGGTTGCCCAAGGGCATTAATCCACTCTAACCCATTCCACCAAATAGGTATCCCAAGGGTGGTATCAAAAAATATTTGCCCTACTAACAATCCTACAGTTGGTCTAGCAGAAGAAGGCCCAAAATTAGGTACTGTTACGTTTAGGTTAAATGTATCTAGCTGGTTAAAGTACAGCCTTAACGCATTTTGAAACTGATCCTGCTGACTCTGAGAATACTCATAAGACGGTATTGGTAACGAGGGAGCACGAAACTTGTACGGTTGCATTAGCGTTTGCCATCTGGTCTGCCATCAATACGGGGGGCGCCTAGCTGCCACTGCGTGTTTAAGTCTGTAGAGCTAATTTCAAACGCTAACTGACGGGCACGGGCACGGATAAATACTTGCGGTGTATATTGGGTAACGGTGGTATTAAGTACAGTTGTTTGAATAACTGGCTGACTTTCAGTGCCCATATTGGTTATGTATCTTGTTCCTGGGAAGTTACGTGGCTTAATCGTCATAGTAACTTCTGGCGCTATTGCAGTAGATCCGTCAAAATTAACGTCAGGAATAATACGATTCATCAATGTAAATTGATTACCATCGCCAATGTCAAAGTCGGACGAAGCAATATAAGACTCCATCGGCAATACACCATCATTTGAACCCTGCTCCTGGTTGTACATAACGCCAGTCCAGTTAGTAGGATCAGTTTCAACAGCCTGTCCATAATCACGTAATGGGGTATCTAACCATGCTGTACGGTTAATAGTGCCATAGTACCAAGCCTGTTCTACGTAGTTATATATAACGTAGGCGTTGTTGTAGTTTGAATCAGCAGTTGGATACATCCACCAAATTTCATTCCAAGCCTCATTAGTGCCAGAAATAATTTGGTCTACTTGATTAAGATTAATGTTGTTAAATACATGATTCCGCAAAGTAGTAGGTAGCGTATCTACTCGTCCTGAGTACAGATAGAACTTGTCTTTACCCATCCAGTACACAGTATTATTAACAACTTGAACCGCCTGTGGGCTAATAATTGAAATATTATCTGCCATTTCCTGTAAGCTAAACACATCTGTTGTGCCAAGGAATTGCAGGGAATTTAAAGTGGCTTGAGTAAATACCAAAATCTCCTGGCGGGTAGCAACTCCACATACAATTTCTGACCCACGGGACACACGGATAAATCCTGCGCTATTGGTTACTTCTGGAGTCCAGTTAGTGGGGTCGTCTTGATTAGCCCAGCGGATTAATAATGGGTCAAAATCGGCGCTGGCGTAGGCGGTAGAGCCAAGACAAATTAAGTGCTTGTCGTTTTGGGAAACAATAATTTGTGTAGCTTGCAGTGGCACATCTGTAGCGCCAGGCAGACTAGATAACAGAACCGCACGGGAGTTTAACGCAGTATTAGGATTAGGGTCATTACCTCTTTCCCAATAATAAATAGCGCCATTTCGGATGTTCATAACAAGATCGTTGTCAAAATTTTGGAAAAACCAATTACGCTGCGGTAAGTTAATCGGCTGCCCTGAGCTTTGGCCCCACTGACCTGACCCCCAAGTACCAACACCCCAACCATACCCAAAGGTGGTAATTGGGTACCCAATTGGAATTTCAAACTCAGCGATAATACTAGTACCACCACCAACTAAAGTATTAGGTGCACCGCCAACACCCC